GGATCTGTTGGAGCACCAGTTGCTCCTGTTAAAGGGGCATGTGCAAATCGAGTAACTTCAAAGTCTCTACCTTCACCAATCACTTTAGTTATCATTTCACCCTCATACTCATCAATACTTTGGTCTAATCCCAAATAATCCCAAGTAAACTGAATTGGAATTGTGAGTTGTCTATCAACAAACCCTTCTTTATTAATTACTATTTTATTCACACTCATCGAATAATGGTTTTATTGGAAATTGAATTCCAAGTAAATTATCGTTATAGTTGATACCATCAGGTATTAATCTAAATACAACATTTTTATATGGATATTGGGAACTGTTTATAAATGGATAATCAACACCTCTGTTTTCATTATCTATAAATCCATAAGTGTATAAGTCTCTCCATCTGAATTCTTGGTCTGAGGAAGAATAAAAGGAATAAAAAGGTATGTTTGCAACAGATTTAATGTCTCCAGTTTCAATATAATCGGAAAAAACCCTAATTTCCATTGATGTGTGTGGCTTATAATAATAACCTTGGGTATTAGTTGAATAAGTACTAGATGTTTGAAAAACGTTTTGATTGTAATTTATTTTTTGATAATAATTTGAAATAACTCTTTCAATTTGTTCATAATCATTCCATTCACAAAAATCTCCATCAACTGAATCCCCTCTGTTTAAATCTTCATTATAATAAAATGTTTTGGTAACTCCACTTGTTAAGGTATAATTTGATGTGGGTATGCTTGTATTTGAATTTGTGTTTAATAAATCCCACCAAGAACTTATTGGTGTTGACAAATTAAATTCCCACCCTTGTTTTAATCCTATACCATTATTTGGTTGATTAAAATAACCTGTATATCCCTTATTAATAATAGTTAAAAACAATTCACTAACAGGTCTTTTTTGATTATCTAAAACACCATTTAAATCTAAATCATAATTAACAGTAATATTATATGAATTACTACTTGTTTTTTGTGAGATTCTTGATATTTGATTTGGAGTAATAGAACTATATTCAAATTGTTTATCTTCGTTAAAAATGTTTCTTTCAAAAGCGTTTTTAACTACAATACAATCTTCAACATTTGTTAAAATTTTATGTTCTCTAACATAATACTTTGACTTAGTTTCTAATAAATTATTCGGATTAATAACTCTTTTAAATGTACCAGTAACCCCATTTGCAAATGTTGTACCAGTATAACCAAGATTAAAAAGGTTAAATATAAAAATATCACTATCAACTAAATTATTACCTAAGGAATATACTTCAAACAAATTTGTGCCATTGTAAGAAAATGATAATTCAACATATTCTCCAACGGTTAATCCGTGTGGTGAAATGCATTGAAACCCAATAATATTACTTCCATTTTTAGTTGTGTTATTAATAAAAAATGGAATTCCTTCAGATGCTATCCAATCATAACCACTATTATTTAATGTGTATGACATTTGTTTTGAGTAGTTATTATTATACGCATAACTAACATAATAAGTCCAATTATAGGTGTAAGCACTTTTTGCCTCATAATTAATGTGTTGGTCAGTTATGTTGGGTCTATAAAAATCAAATTCATAATACTGTGGGTATCCTTTCCATACAGTACTAACATAAGATTGTATTGGCTCAACATAATATAGAGTGTCTCTAAATGGAACATATTCAGTAGTTCCGGTATATGTGTTATTGTATAAATAAGTTATTTTAAACGTAGGCCTAAACACACTACCACGTTGTCTTTCATCATCAAAAACTTGAGCTAAGTCAATACTTTGACTTCGGTCATATTCAACTATTTGTTGACTTTGTTCTTCTAAAGTAATATTAATTTCTTGGTCAACCGATGGAGCCGCCGCATACGTTAAACTACTTGGTATGATTGTATGTTTATTCACTTATTGAATATTTTGTTTTAAATTTATCTAATGCGGTCAGTCCTTGATTAATTCCAAAATAAAAATGAAATGGAGCTCCAACTAAAAATTGAGGAGGATAAGTTCCTGCATTATAACTAAACGAACCAGTGTTGTTTACATTAAAAATATATCCTCTCTCATATATATCACTTATTTGAGTGTTTGAACCAATAAAATAACTTGGCTCATTAAGATTTCGTCTAGATAATGATTGGTAGTTATATCCAAAAATTCCTGTATTAGCGGCAGATTCGTTTGTTTTCCAATTATTTTTTTCTGAACCAAAAATACTTTGGGTGGATGGTTGTTTTAATTCCCATTGGTAAAATGGAACATATTGAGATTTAATTCCATAAGGATAGGTTATTGCGTTTGCGTTATTTGATGGTCTAAAATTAATAACTCCAGGTGTTAAAAAATCTTTGTTTTGTAAATCAAAGGTAGTCGACGAAAAGAAAATTCCCATTGTTGGTGCTGTAAGGTTACCTAAAATAACAACTGGGTCATCTGGAGTTCCGTATACACTATAAAATTCTGGTGAAAAGGGAATGACACCATATTCAGAATTAATTGACATACTTTGAGCTAAATCACCGTCAATTCTTTTTCCACCATTAAAGTCTCTAGTAAATAATTGATTTAATCCGTTATTACCAAAAGAAAAAAGTTGAGCTAAAAATCCTTCATCAGTAATTCTTGATATTACAAATAAATTAACTAAATCGGAGGTATCCGAATAACTTGTTGGATTTAAACTACCCATAATGTAAGCCTTAGCTGATGGGTCAAATATTATTTCTTGATAAAAATCGTCTTTAATTCCTAAATTAATGATTGTTGTTGGAAACAATAAATTTCTTTTATTAACCGGTCTTATATCATCTGTTGTTGGTCTACCAATAAATCTTTGTGAAGTTGATAAATAAGGCGAACTTCTATAATAAAAATTATTAGTTTTACCGTCAAAATATGCAAGTTGTTTTGCAAAATCAGGCGGCAATGGTTTATTTTCTTGGTCATAGTAAGTATCAATTTGAAGTGGAAACATATATAAAGAACCATTAACCCAATTATTGGTAAACGATTGAGCCAAAACTCCTCGACATAGTCCATAAAAAAATCTAAACCTAAATCCCCATTCACTAAAACTTTGTATATCTCTTTTAAGTCCTTGTCTAAATTGCTGAAATACACTTGTGCCAGGAATCTGTTGTAAAAAAAGATAACACCCATTTTCTACCGCGTCAGATTCGGGACAACCTGTTTTAATTCCAAAATTAACACTATTACCACTATAACAACTAAGATTTACCATTTTATCACAATCGGTTAGACTATCTAAAACATTAGCAGCCGCTAATTGTTCTTCAATGTCAGGAGTTACTTGTGATGCTCCAGTTGAAAGTGCGGGTTGAACAAATAATTCAGAACCATTATTTTCAAGAATATATGACGCAAATACACTATTTTGTTGTAAAAGACTAGGGTAACTCAAAGGGTTCAAAGGTGTTTCAAATATGTCCGAACTTGGGAGTCTTTCAGTTCTCATAATATTTCTACTAGGATTTGAAATTGATAATGACGTAGTTGATGGATATATTAAACTAAAATTAAATTGACTCTGTTTACCAACAAACACAGTTGTTTGACCATATAAAGCGTTCCCGACTTCTTCGGTTCCGGGGTTTGATGAAAACAAGAAATCACCTCCAGATAAATCTTCCGCACTATCATAGAAATCTGTTCCAATTGTTGCACTGTATAATAAATTACCCGTAGAACTCCTAATCCCTTTAAGAGTGGGAGTGTATGATATGGAACCAACACCAGGTGTCCCGGCATAATCTGAATCGAAACGTCCATAATATCTCACATTACTTGTTGTAAATCCGGAATATTGTTGTCCTGGCGTAACTGAACCTGATACTCCAGGAGTAAAAAATTTAGATTGGAAAAATATATTATCCTGATTATCATGTTTTGGTACTGTAGTTGTAGAACCAACGGGTACTTTTTGTATTGGAATATTAACTCTAGTTGAGGCAGTAAATGTCCAATTAGGGTCATCGATATCTTGTCCAAATATTCTTCCAATACTATATTTGTTGGTAAGTAATGGTGAGTATGGGTCAACACCTCTTTGTATTATTACAACTTTTTGGTTTACAAAATTCTCAAAATAATCTCCTGGTCTGAGTTGTACACCAGGACTATTCCTATATCCATCATTAGTATCACCAAAAATATCAGCTCCCCGATAATTAGTACGATTACTCACAAAACTTTTAGCTAGTAATTCTGATAAAAATCCAGAACTTTCTGAAGCATTTGGAATAATAAAATTTGTCACTCCATTTATTACGGTAGTTGATATTGTAATTGCTGTCAATACTTGATAATATTCTATATCTGAAGGAAATGAATATCTTTGACAGGTATCTCCAGTACTTACCACCGTATATTCTGCGGTACCCCCTAAACTTTGTAATTGTATACAATAGTCAATATTAGAAATGGTTTGAGGTCCAAGTGTTGTAACATTAATAGTATAACCAAGATTATTACAGTCTTTATAAGTAATAGTCCCCAAATTATCAACTAAACCAGTTACTTCTACTACAACACTACTAAAACAAAAATCACCAATATTTTCATTTTTTGGAATAACATAAGGAGTACTTAGATTATTTAATCTATCATTTGGGTTGGCGTATTCTACATTCATTACAAATTCATCGGTTTGCAATTTTCCCATAATACCATTAACCGCATTTGTTGGTGCTACTCCTGCGTTAACTGTAAGGTTCTGCGACCACAAAAAGTTAGAGTCTGTAGAACTAGAAGGGTTTATAAACGATAAAATTGAACCTGGTACCAAAGTGTCAATAAAATCAGGAATTACTAACACAGTTAAAGTATTATCATAATGATAGGTTAAATTTACGTCAGCTGCAAAAGTGACTTTAATCCTATTAACATTTTCATAATACTTGTTATTCGTGTTAAAAATATTAATTCTAATACCTAACGGTATTGTGCTTTGAAAGCTATATCCCCATGGTCCATCAACAAATACAGATGGACCTGTAATTATTCCTGGCGTAAGGTCATCTAATATTTGTCTTGTATCACTAACCGCTATTTTATAATTAAATTGACTAGGAACATTTACAGGGTTTGTTGCAAGAGCATCAGCAAAATTTAGAGTAAATTGTTCTTGATAATTATACGCCCCCCATTCGCCCGGAGCAAGTACACCAATGTCAGGACCGGATGGGGCACCATCACCCAAAACGGAAGCAAAATATTGTTCAAGTAAATCATAATATAGTGATGGTTCAGATACCTGAGTTAAAAAATTAGCGTCTGGTGGAGTTGTTGAGGTCGTAGTAGTCGTTCCTGGAACTAGAATATCACATTCACAAGCCTCACAGTCCGGATAGGTAATCATTGGTAGTCTGACTGGTCTATCTTTTCTTATACAATATTTACTATAATTCTTGAATGGTCTAAAAAAATTAATCTCAATTTTAGAAAATTCGCATAAAATAAAATAAATAAAATTTTCCCCAAACTGTATTAGAGTACCTACGAATAGAAGTATCAGTCCAATTGGTTGTAATATTGTCATAAGAACTGAAAATAAAAAATATATTAAATCAAAATTTCTAAACCCCTCATTTACCGGAAATTTATTGATGCTATCACAATCTTGACTATCAATTTCTTTAATGCCAATAAATCTACCTCTAAAACCATTTTTAAATTGGTCAATAAATCCTGAAACCGTATAAACTCTATTAAATTCAAATTCATAAAAAGTATCTTCACAATTTATTGCCGCTTGTGTATTTGTATATCCCGTCCAATCTAATCCAAAATAATAAGAACCCGCTAATTCTTCATTATCTAAATAGTCGGGCGCCAAATTTGGGTCAGTTCCGGTCTGTGTCCAACCATACTCTTTAATATTTGGAACTAAGAAATATGGTCGTTTTACATCAGTTAATGATGGAGGTTGTTGCCACTTAATTTTAAATCTATATTTTGATTTAGTTGGTATTCCCAATGTTGGGTCATTTGAGATAACTCTCTCACCAAATTCATTAGTTATAATATAATTTAAATTCATCGGTAATTCAGTTAACCAAACCCCATCACCGTCAATAATATTTCCTGATTGTTCTAATTTAAATTCTTCTAATATTGGTTTACCTGTATCATCTTGTTGAATAGTTTGTCTAATTACCAATATTTGTCCAGGTCCTGACTGTAAACTACAAAGATTTCCCATATTATCTTTTGGTCTTCCTTTTTTTCTAACTCTAAATTTATCTGGAGTTGTGTATATTGACCCCATAAAAACCGCAGTGGGTTGTATGTCAACATTTGAATCATCTCTTAAATCAAAATCTAAACGATTAATGGCTATGTCACAAATATCAGGTTCACCCCAAAGTGGTGAAATGTCTAACTGTTTAACAGAATTTATAATTTGTGGTAATGAATTTAAATCTGTCGACGTTTTGAATCTATTACCCGCAACTTGTCCTTCAGTTGCAAGACCCATTCTAATTAAATCTTGTGGTGTTAATGAAAACTCTCCAATGTCAGATAAATCAACATCCATAACTACAGTTTGAAACCCTATTGGTACACCCATTATCATGTAATCACCACTTTCATTTGTTTTGGATGTTAGAAGATAATATTTGTCATAAATTTCAATTGTGGTTGTTTCTGTTAACACATCCATTCTTGATGGAAGAGTTCCTGTTGCCGCATGAGCGGAATAAGATTTCATGTAAGGTAATAAATTATACCTATATCCATCTTCATTTACATCGTTAGGTGATTTATACGGATAGATACTGGAAATTATTGGGTTTGATACATCAATATTACTAATAGGAATAAAGATTGATACTCTAGCGTTTGGTAATCCAAACCCATTGTTTGCCGTTACTCTTCCAACAATAACTCCATAATCAGCGCAACTTCTATTATAAACATCTTCTTGTTGTAATGTTAAAGATAAAATCTCTAATTGTTCAAACTCTTGGTCTAATTGTACGTTGATTGTTTTGTTAATACCTAACTCAGTCCTTATTCTATATGATTGACCCATTAATACCTTTAATTAATAAATAGTTTATGTGGGATTTTTAAAATGAACACACACAATTAAATAATAATCTAAAGAAAAAATAAGTGAACTTGTTAAGAGAAAGTAATCGATTGGAAGTTCTTAACTGAAACTTTAATATCTTTACCAGGGTACCTAATTTGATAAACTTGTGACGGTTGCGCAAATATAGTATCATCAACAGGCCCAATAAGTTTTACTGCCGGGTCTGAATACTCCATAGATGTTTCTGCGGATGAATACTGACCTCCAACTTCATTAAATATATCTAAGGTTGTCACGGTTAATACCCCATTTGTGTTTTGAATAATACTTCTAAGTTCTGATAAATAGACATTTTGACCTAATTGTCTTGTTTGAGGGTTAAAATATGTTGATACTTTATCAATAACACTTGAAATGACTTGTCCTGAGTTTTGAGCGGAATCTAAGACAATTGCAACATCAACACTCAAATCAATAACCTCAGCACTGAATATAGAAATATAATCATTCATCATTCGGTAATTTGATAAATAATTTGCAATGTTTTGTCTTAAAGTATTTGAAACAATGTTTGTTAATTTACCTGAAGTATCAAAAGATAGTATTTGAATTAAAATTTTATTATTATTTTCGGTAATAGAAACTTTGGCAGGTGCACCAAATTGGGATGGCATGTTTCTAATAATTGATTCATAATCTTGTACTGTTACCGCCCTTTTTTGTGCTGAAAAATTAAATGAAACGTAATTTCTAATTTCTTCTAACGAGGGAATTCCCGCTCCACCAACAGCTGCCGTGACATTTACACATCTTAATGAATTAACTACAGTAGAGTTTGTTGTTTCAGAAGGCCCATTAACATAAAAAGATATGGTACCTAATTGATTAATTACATTTGAACCTAAATTTGTTGCTAATCCACCACCAACTCTATATTGAATAAACAATGTTGAATTTGGAGATAATGCCGAACCTAATGAAAAATTATTTGAGTATTTTTGAAGTTCTAATGTGGTACCTAAAGTTGTAAATTGGTTTAATTGGTCTTGAGCAGTGTTTGTTCCTCCACCAAATGTCATTTTTTTAAATCCTTCAGGAGTAAATTCCGTAATAAATCTATTTTGTGTTTGAATGTATTTTCCAACTTTAATTCCAGGCTGGTCGGAAACTTTTGTTAAGTCTTCAATAAAAACTCGGTCTTCCGCCAAAGCATCTACCTCATACCATTTATTATCTAAACCTAAAAACTCTGCAGTTGTCGGTGTATTTGTATATTGTGTACCATTTTTTAATATGACACTTGTAATACCTAATACGTTCTTTTCTGGTAAAAATAATTCAAAGAAAGGTTTAACATCATTTGCACCAATAACTCTTTTAAATACTTTTGTTATACCATTAACAACAACTTCTCTTTTTGTAATAGTATAATTAACTAAAATATTATTAGAATTAAAGTTTGGAATTTTTAATCTATTTGGAAACCCTTGGGAATTATATGGTGAAGCAAAATCAATATCATTAACATTTTCAAATACAATTCCGGCCCCAACAACTTGTGACCCTCTTGTTAATATTCCAAGATATCTTTCATCTTCTTTATCACCAAAAGCAGGAACTGTAACTGAAAAATCAACCAAAGAAACTGAAGGTCTTTGACCTGGTAATTTTAATCCGTAAGTTCTAGCGATATTATATATTGATGACCTTTGTTGTGCATATTGTAATACTGTTTCCTGAATACTTCGGTCAATATTATAATGTAAGTTGTCGGCAATTGCCGCATTTAAATCAATAAATACGGAAAATATTGAAGCGTCATTAAAATCTTGAATTAAGTCAGGATAGTAAGTTTTAGTATAATTTAAAAGTTCTGTCCTAATTGACTGATAATCTCTTGTTGCGTATGATATTTTATTATTTGCCATTTATATTAAATATTAATAATAACAAAATCACTCTGTGCGTATGTTGAGCCGTTTGTTGAGTAATCTAATCTTATTTTTGCAGTGTATTCAGAAGTTCCTTTACCCGGAAATCTGTAAATTGATGATTCACTAGTTCCCACAAAATTTTGACCTGTTGCAATATCAACTTCTTCTTCTGGGTCTGCAGGTAATATACTTAAACTATTAACTAATAAATTTGGCATAAAATTTTCAATAGCGTCTCTTATGTCAGATTCAATTGCAGTAAAAGTAACGCCATCAAATGGTTCAAAGATAAATTCATATAATCTTGTACCAAATTGAGGTAAAAAGTATCGAGAACCTCTTCTTGTTAACAATAAATGTATTAAGTCCGCTTTAATTTCTTGGGATTGTAGTTCAGTAAGTTCTAAATAATCCCCTCGTCTAGAATCTCGAAAAGGGAAATTAATACCATAAGTAACACCATTTGCCATAACTATAAATATAGTACTATCTATTTTTCTTTAAATAGATTAAAAATGAAAAATCCCGACACGTCGGGATTTATGTTTAAGAGCTACACCCAAAACATTCAAAAGGACTATCTTTAGGTTTTGTGTTTAATTCAATTATTTCAACTTTTGGTATTTCAATCTTAACATTAGGTTTTGATATTTTTGAAACATCAACCGCCAAGTGTTTTGCTCCCGTTGAAATTGCTTTAGTTCTAACATAATAACATAAAGTTTTTAATCCTTTTTCCCATGAATGGAAATGTGATGAGGTAATTTTAGACAATGTTGGATTTGCCATATAAATATTCATTGATTGTGATTGGTCAATAAATGGTGCTCTATCTGCCGCCATATTAATCAATTCTTTTTGTGAAATTTCCCAAATTGTTTTGTATTTACTAATCAAGTATTCTATACGTTTAACTTTCTTAGTATAGTTTTTATCCTCAGTGTCAAGATGGTTATTATTCCT